ATATTCTAAAAAGAAATGATTAGGATGGCGCGTCTTCCATAGAAAATTTTGTAAGACCATGTAAAGATCCTTTAGAACCTCTTTTATCTACAGTTCCTGATATATCATAAGGGTCACATCCAAAAGCTCCTATAAGATCATTACCAGGATAATTTGTGTTATTTTTTCTATACCTTTTATTTTGCAAATGAGACAGGAGGAACCCAGCTAACATTAAATCTACCACTTTTTATTAGGAACAAATATAACATTTGTATCTTGTTCTGCGTTTTGCCATTGAAAACTACCCTGCGTAATATTTATAGAATTACGCATGTCTTCATTAAAATCTATTTGCTCATAAATCTTAGTTAGATTAAATAAAGATTCTTTTGATTCATCTCTAAATGCGTGCTTTTCAGTGCGTGGAAACTGTCTATAAAATTCATTTAAAGCATCTTGATCTTGTTTTAATCCTTCTACTTCGTTGTCCCAATATTCTATTACACCTAGATCTATTATCTCACTTTGCGGTCCTTCAACTGGTTTTTTAGGCGTGTCGAAGACAGGTAGTCCATAAGAATCAATGTATCCTTCGTAATTCCACTCCATAGGTATAAACAAGCTATATAATCCAGAGCGAGTTTGTCCATTCGCATTTCGTTGCGTAACGTCTGAGTCATTGTATAGTTTTTTAAAATTGTCTCCACCTTTGTCTAATGAGTTACTAGTTGAACCCATCATACACTTACCTATAATTCTACTACCTAATCGTAAGCAGGTTTTCGTGACCCTCCAGTTGTTGAGGATGTTCGTCGGACGTTCCCACTTGCCGCTCTCATCGTGGACGAGGAGCTTGAGTTTCTCACCGTCATACGAGTTGTCGCCCGTGTTTTTCCAGTCGATCGTGGTGTCGAGCCCGTCGAGTTCACGTAGCGTCTCGTTGTTTTCAAGTTTCTTACGCGTGTATTTTGTCGCGGGTACTCTGTACGCAAGCTCTGTCTTTGGCCTGTCCATACCGTCCTGAATTGGTTTGAAAAAGAAGGGGTAATTAACCGATATCGGTACCACCTTGTCTGTAAACATCTTCTTCGCATCAGGTCCAGATTTAGATAATATTCCAAACCTAGAGTCGCTTGATATGGTTGCCATATTAACGCACTCCCCGGACGCCATAAATGAGAATCCAGATCGTCTATTCTTAAGGTAGCACATTCCATATGACCTATGATCGGCCTTACAAGCTTCCCAGAATATGTAGAATAATCTGTTTGATTCCCTAAAATCTGGTTGCCCAACATCAATCTTGGACCACTGCAAGTACATATAGTGAGTACCAGTAATGTAAGTAGCCACATTCTTATTATAGAACCAAAAGCCTTCTTCCCTGCGGACGAACTCATTATCGATGTAATCATACCATTTTTCCTTAAAGTCTAACGGATATTCTTCCCAATCAAATACAGACTTTATTTTTTTTAACACTTTAGGGTATTCCGTATACTCCCACTTATTAGTTTCAAACTTATGTATTTTTTTAGCTTTAGGTAAAGCTATTTTTAAGTTTTGTATTTCGTATATATCACCTATTATACCGTCTCTACTTATAACAATAATATCATGCTCTTTGTTGTAACCATACTCCCATTTTTTATAACGGTTCATACGATTTAAAACCTTAGGTTTTATGTGATCTTTTAATACTTTATATAATGTTTGTTCGTACATTACTTCTTAGATCTACCTTCAGCAAAACCTTTAAAAGTTCTTTCTTCTTTAACTTCTTTTGGTTTATCGTTTAATAAGTTTTCTTCTTCTTCAATGCGACTAAGTATTTCAAAGGCATCGAATATAGCTAGCTTTTTAGTGGCTGCGGCGTTTTTAAGTCTGTCAGCTGATATATCATCATCTGAATCAACAATAGCTTCTTTAGCTACCTTGATTAACTCCTCAACTGCTCGCTGTCCAGCTTGGATTATATTCTTCTTCGTTTCCTTGGTATTCATACTTAATTACAATATCATTAGATTTCATACAATAAAGTCGTTTATTTTCGACTAAAAACTCCCATTCACTGTTGGGAGTAAATCCTACAAGATCACCTGGGCTTATATTAAGCGCTTCTAAGGACTTATTACCGTATTTAAGTATACCAATAAGATTTGCCTCTTTATCTAGTGTTAGATCTTGTTTGCTTTTTATAGGTGTTACAAAGCATCTATTGTTTATAGTTTTCCAAGTGTTTTTATTTTTATATAAATAAATTTGGTCAACTGCGCAGAAATAGTGATCATTTTTAAAATAAGATCTGCTTTTTTTCTTTTCACCTTTCATATCATAAAACGTTCTAAACACGTTTTGATGTATGATTATTATAGCACCTTTCTTTATAGGTGTTGAAAAGGCGGCTGGGGTTTCTACAACCCTAGCCAACCTATTTACAAACTTCCAGTTTTCAATTTTAGTATTTACAACTAATTTTTTATCACCTACGTTAACTGTATTATTGTATTTTTCACCTAAAGGTTCTACAATAAAATCATATAAACTTTTCATTAATACTCTAAATCATACTCAACTGATATTGCCATGTTAGAGTTAAATTTCTTCCACGGCAATACTTCGTTGCTTTTCTTTATATGTATATTATAAGAATTATCTGAATCTTCAAAGAGTATATGAGATATTTCATGACCACCATAAACCTGTTGACCTACTGAATAATGCATGGCATCATTTTTGTAGTCAGATCCAATACTAATTTTTCTAATATTACTCGGCATCTTCTTTTTCTATATCAGTATAAGATCCATCTTTAAGATCAATATTAACTGAACCGTATTCATCTTCTAGTTCTTTTTTGGTAGTTTCAATTTCAGAACTAAGTTTGTCAATTCTAGTGTGCGCGTTCATTTTTTGCACTTCAAGAACACCAATCGATCTTAGTAATTCATTCAATTGAGTTTGTTGAGTGTTAACTAACTTTAACTGCTCTTCTTTGATTTTTTTAGCTTTTGCCATAATTTAATTTAATTTAATTGTTATTATATATTTATATAGTCACCTATATATTAGATTTTTACTTTAATATTACTATATCAGATTCTGGAAGTCCTGCTTCTAATTCTGTGATATAATCTACAGCTATAGGAAGTATACCACATCCTTGAACATGAAATATAGTAGCTTGATCAGCATTTGGTATTCCTCTTCCTACTTTATGCACTTTTAATACAGCATCTACAGAGCCAGCTGGTCTACCAGCTTCTACAACAGTAACTAAATCCCCTACATTATAACCAGAACCACCGTTTACAACTTCTACTCCAGTAATACCACCACTTCCGTCTAGGTTTGTTATTTTTAAAGTTAACCCTTGAGCCATATTGTTTGAACAAGGAAGAGGATCTGTAGTTGTAAAATCCTGAGTATAATTACTACCAACATTGGTGTTTGGAACCGCTGATCCCCATCTAAATTCTTTAGCATTACCTAAAGTGATTCCACCTGGTATTACAGATATTTCTTTAGATCCTGTAGCTACGTCGTACCAAACTACAGAGCTATTTAAAAGTTTACCTAATACACCTGTTTGGTTTTCAAAAACCCAACCTGGTAAACCGTCTGGAGTTCCTACTTTACCTACGGCACGCATTGATTTACCTGCTATACCACTATCTATTCCAAATTTACTCATTTTTTTATTTATTACTTATTGATTTATATTTTTCAAAACCACGTGATCCAAAATAAGCCACGTATACTGTTGTTAATAGTTGTTTTAATAATTCTATCCATTCTTGTTCTACTGTAAAAGATATTTCGTGATGACTATCAACCCATATAAAAGCTATAGCCATAAAAGATAAGAATATAAGCGCCATAGGACGCGTGTTTTTACTAAGCCAAGAGTCTGATGTCATATCAGATTCCCAGCGTTTTGTTATTTGATCTTCAGCTGTAGCAGCTGCTTTTTCAACTATAACTTGTATGTCTTTTTTTATTTGAAGTTTTTCCTCTTCCGTAGTTGTTAGCTTGTCAATAACTTCACCAACATCTTTAATGACGTTACCGCTTAACCATTGCCAAATCTTTTTCATTTTATTTTTGTTTCTATCACGTATTTAGCGCCTGGAAATGTATAATCATATCCAGGATACATTACTTTAGTATATCCTCTATCATCAGTTCCTAGTACTTTAAAATTAACACCTTTCATTGTTATTTTATTTCCTTGTATTATATTTTGATGTTTGTCTACATCTGGACTATCACTTAGATAACCTCTTTCTGAAAAATTCATTATGCGTTTTTATATGCTTCAGCTTCCCATGGTAGGTTTTTAGCACCTTCTTCCATTTCAGCTCTTGAATATTTCTTTCCTTTCCAGTACACAAAATCATCGTCATAATCTAAATCACCACGTTTCATTTGATCTAAATGTACTTTTTCATGCGCAATAACTTCTGCGCATTCTGATGGATCTAAATCTTTGTTTAAGATTATAGTTCCATTGTTATTTGCTTTACCCATTACACCATCTTCCATGTCTACATTGTAAACCGGAGTATTATCAATTTTATAAGGAGGATTATTGAGTTTAAAAGCCATAGTTATTTTTTATATGGAAACATTTTATTTAATGCTCCTTTTCTAGCAGCACAACCGCAAGGGATATTTAACCCCTTGCTCATTGTGTCTACTACTTTTTTAATACCAGTAGCTTTAGTAAACTTTTCTATATCGTCTCCTAAACCTGTTGATCTCATAATTAGCTCCAGTCAGCTGCTGTGTAAATTACATAAACTGCGTCAGCAACAATTGGTTGACGTCCTTGTCCACCAGCATTTGGATCTGGGTTTTGAGCAGTATTAACTGGTTGTCCAACAGTGGAGATAATTCCACCTGGATTAGCTTTAATAGCAGCGTTAATTACTCCTACAATTGAAGCAGGTGCTAATGCAGCTGTGTGAGTTAATTCAAGAGTTTGATATCCTGTAACTCCGCTCTTAGTTAATATTCTAGTTTTTAGAGTTGGATTAGCTCCTGGTCCTGCTACATCTCCTGCAATTACTGATACAATAGATGAAGAATCTACTAGAATTTCTGGTTGCCCTGTAACTCCTGATAAAGGGATTTTGATAAATTTTGCCATTTTGTTTAGTGTTTAGTGTTAATGTTAGTGTTTGGTTGAGGTTTGTACAGTCCTCTCTGTTTTATCCTTCATTAAGTATTTCATCAATACTAGCGTTTTTATTTTTAAGACTTTCATTGTAAGCATTAACTTTAAGATTGTAAGCATTGTTTACGCCTTTTATAGAGTCAAGTGATTTATTGTACGCGCTAACATTTGCCGCATCAATACTATTAGCTTTGTCTACTTGTTCTTGAGTGTTAAACTTTAAATCTTTAATTTTATTTCTAAAAGTTGTTAGTTTATTGTTTCTCTCGTTCATTACATCATCTTGACTTTGACCTTTTTCGTTAATTAAACTACTTGGATCTGGTTTATCTTGATTTAAAGGTGACATTCTAGACGATTGCGCATGTTTTGACATCCAAGAAGCATGAGATGCTACTGGATTATCATGCATTAAGTTGTACTTTTCTTGTTTGTTTGATTCCATGATTAATTATTTGTGATTTATGTTATTTTTTCTTGTAAATTCATTATGCATTTTAGCTGCAGATCCATGATGTTCTTTATCGTATTTCATATCACCAGCTAATTTAGATATATGTTTTTCATCAGCAGTCATGTTTTCATCACTATGCCCGTGATGATTATCATACAATACATCTCGTTTTAAATAATCTATATGTGCAGCATCATCTCTTTCAGATGCTTTGTAGTTACTACTAGTTACTTTTGTGTCTGAGCAACATCTAGCGTTGCCAGTATATTGACCGTAATGTCCTTTTGAATATCCCATTTTTTTATTTATTTAACTGCAAACACCGTTTTTATAAGTACCACCAGCCGCAATACAATCTGCCATATCTTGCTGTTTCTTGCTATTAGTGTTTGATTTATTTTTTTTTGCTTTTTCCACAATGAAGGCTGTTTTTGCGTCAAACTTGGTAGTATCTTTACCTTTGCTTGCCATTTTCTTAGATCTCTCATTTCTTCTAGCAGCTCTTTTTTCTTGGTAATTACCTATGTTTTCAGGAGTCATAGCTGCCTTAGTTCCAGCTACTATATTATCTTGTAACCTTTGAAAATCTGCAGCGTTAGAAACATAATGATAATCATTAGGATTGCTATAACTAGCATCTAATGGACTACCATAGTTAGCTACGCTTTCAGTTTTTTTTTCATCTTATGATCTCCTTTGGCCTCTTTGATTTGCTTTTCTACTTCTACTTGCAACTCGTAATCTACTCCTCCTTGACCTTCAGCTCCTTCTTCTCCTTTTTTTACTCTAGCTAATTTAGCTTCTAATGTTGCAATAGCTTTAGGGTCGTGCTTTTCGGCTGGTGAACCGTGATGCATGTCTGCTGGAGAAGCTTTTATAGCCGCTTGTAACTCTGGTGATAATCTATTTTGACCTCCAACTAATGCTTTAGAAGTTGGGCTCATAGGTGATTTTCCTAAAAATTTATCTGCAAATGGTGAACTCATAATTATATTTTTTCGTATGTTGATGTATTAGTTGGTGTGTTTGTTAATACGCCGTCTTCGCATTCAACGTATTTTCCGTGTTTTTTACTATAAAAAGGTTTGTCTCTTTTACATGCTTTTTGCTGTAAAGAGTCTTTTGTTTCTTGAGATAATTCTCTTTCTTCTTTGCTAGCGTCTGTCTCTACAATAGAAGGTTCTTTTTGTCCAAATTCTTTTTGATCTAAAGCACTAGCTTTATTTGTATTTCTTTTTACAATTCTATCTAGTCTTTTTTCTTGTCTAGAAAGTTTTTTCTCAGCTCTTTTTTCACTTCTGCTTTTTTCATAATCCTCAGAAGATGAATTAGATTTAATAAAAGCTTTTTTTCTAGTGTCTTTTATTTTCTGTCTTAGTTTTTGCTCTCTTGTTTTCTGATTTAAAGGACTTCTTGCCATAAATGGACTTGTAAAATTACTACTCATAATATTTATTTTTTATTGATCGTCACCAGTTTTCTTAAGAACAATCTTTCCATTAACACACTCAAATTCTCCTTTTTCTCTATTGTATTCAGCTAGGTTTTCCTCTGAGCTTATTGGAATTTCTTTTTTATCATAACCTCCAGCTTTGTTCTTTTTAGAAGTGTCTAAGCTAGTTTTAGACTTTCTTGACATATAGCTTTCTTTTTTCTTTGCCCAAGCAGCGGCACATTTATCTTGATAGAATGGTGAATTTGATCTCATATTATTTTCTTTTACAACCAAAGTTGTTTGCGTAGTTAGCCATTTTAACAACTTCGTCGCTATATTTACCTTTACTTTTCATTACAGCACTAGCGGCAGAGCACGCGTCTTTAAACCCGTTTTTCTTAGCCCAAGCCGTAAACTTTCCTTTGTTCTTTTCCTTTATTTCAGGGAAATCTTTAAATAGTGGACTAAACATTAGTAACCTCCTTTTCCTTTAGCGCACTCTGTTATAGGCATACCTTTATAATAGGTTTTTGCTTTTAACAACTGCATGCCTGTTATTCCTGAACTTGAACCAACACCGTGTATTCTACCTTGCTGATCTAATGGTCCGTCCCATATTGCACTTTCACCTACAACGCCATGAGCGTTTTTAGATGCCATTGTTGCATTGTAATTTGGATCTGTTTTATGCATAATATTTATTTTTTATTTTTTATCTTTAGTTTTTGTAAAAATATCTTCCAGCAAAAGGTCTTAACGTATCTCTTTTTGCATTGCTACCTTGATCGTAATTTGTAACAGTAGAACTTGTAGGTCTTGGACCACCGTAAAATTCGTCTTGATCTAGAGTTGTCATGAATTGACCTTTGCCATCTTCTTGTACTTCACTAAGATTTTCAACGTTATATTTCATTCCTGAGATTTTATCTTTTAAGTTATTAGACTTATAAGTATTGTTCTCGTGTATAGTTTCATCTATAAGATCTCCAACTACTGTTTTTATTTGTCCTGGTTTTTGCTGAAAAGGTGTAACTGAGTTTTGTCTCATTTGCGTACTTCCAAAAACTCCTTGAGCAGCAGCCATAGCTGGATTATTAAAAACAGGATTAGCGTTACCCATTGTGTTAGATGGTTGAGGCGGCATATTACCCATGTTTGCGGAGGCAGGCATTCCAGTTATTGGATTTATCGCTGAAGCTATAGCTCCAATACCAGCAGTTAATTGTTTGTTTGGTGAGTCTTTGTAAGCCATTTTATCTATTTTTATCTTTGTTTACGTTATATATGGCTTTTGTTAAAACTTTATCAGTGTAACTTTTGCCGTTTATTAATTTATTTCTTCTTTTGCTTATAGGTAAATCTTCTTCACCTAGCATTATTCTATATATTCTATGTATAAGTTGTTTGCACTTAAATGAAACTTGATACATATTATGTTTTTGAGTTGTTCTGTTTCTTTTTCTCCATATAACAATCCAACCGCTATCAACAAGTCTACTCCATCTCCTGGTTTCCCAGCTATAAGAGTACGTACCCATTTTAAAATCTTTTATATTAAAAACACCTATAGAATCTAAATAAATTAATAATTCTAAATCAGCATCATTTAAATCATTATTCTTACATGCCCATTTTCTAATTATTCTATAATGCTTAAGTAAGTTTAACTCTTTAATGTCACTAACACTTAAACTTCTCATGTCACTATAACTACGTCTTGAGCTTTTATAACGTTATAAGACTGTTTATCTATCTCTATTTTATGACCAGCATGTCTATCGTAAAATATAACATCTCCTTGCTTAACACCTGAAACATCAGTACCTACAGAAATAACCGTTGCCTCTACGTATCTAATGTCCTCTCTTTGGTTCTCTGCTAAAAGTAAACCACCTTTTGTTTTAGTAGTTCCTTTTTTTGTTTTCTGTATAATTAAATTTCTACCTACTGCCTTCATCTATTCTCAAATTATTTATTACACAATCTGTTGATAATATAGTAGTAGCTACCGAAGCTGCATTTTGAAGTGCACTTTTTGTTACTAGTAGTGGATCTATAATACCTGACTTAATCATATTTACCATATTTCCTGTAACCACGTTTAACCCTCTTCCTTTTGCCGTAGGTGCTTCATAATTTTCAATACCAGCATTGCTTAATATTGTTTCAAATGGAGATTTTATTGCCTTCAATAAAACTTCTTCACCAATAGATTTAGATTTTATTTTATCCGAAGCATTCAAGAGAGCTATTCCACCACCAGAAACTATACCTTCTTTTATTGCAGCTTTAGTAGCACAAATAGCGTCTTCAACTCTATCTGTTTTTTCTTTTAATTCAATATCAGAATTGGCGCCAATTTTAACAATAGCGACTTTAGCGGCTAACATTGCTAGTCTTTTTTCTAATTTTATAACATCAGATGTAGTATTTTTTTCTAACAATTTAGATTTAATATCTTTTATTATATTTTTAACTTGCTCTGAGGTTTCTTTAACTTGTATAATTGTTTCACTATGAGTTGTAATACTTTTAACGCACTTACCTAAATGCTCTATTTTAATAAGATCCATATCGTCTCCTAAATCTTCATTTATAATAGTAGCGTTTGTAAGCATAGAAAGATCATCAAACATTTGCTTTCTATTAACTCCATAAGTAGGAGCGTCAATAACATTTACTTTAATATTGCCTTTCATTTTATTCATAGCCAGAGCAGATAAAACACCTTGTTCTAAATCGCCTATAATAAGCAAAGGTTTATTGTTTTTTATTACATACTCTAGCACTGTTTGAATCTGCCTTATTGTGTCAATAGGTGATTCAACCAATAGCACTAGTGGATTTTCTAGTTCAGCAGATTTTGTTTCTTTATTTGTTACAAAATGAGAGTTTTTTAATCCTTTATCATATTGCACTCCATCAACTATTTCAATAGCTGTTTCACCTATTGGTGATGGTTCCATTATAACAACACCTGTATTATCTACAGCTCGAAAAGCATCTGCTATTAACTTTCCTAAGTTTTCATCATTGTTAGTAGATATTGTTGCTACATTATCTATCATTTCACCTGTAACTTTTACAGATACTGACTGCAAGTAATCTATTACTTTTTTTACAGCTAAATTAATTCCTTCTTTTAGTTCTCTTGAATTTGTTTTATTACTTACTTTATACGCTTCTTTTAATATAGCATAAGCAATAACCGTAGCCGTTGTTGTACCGTCGCCAGCTTCTCTAACTGTTTTACGAGCAGCTTCTTTTAATAAAGTAGCACCCATGTTTTCGACAGGATCTCTTAAAATAACTGAGTCGGCAACTGTTACACCATCTTTTGTAATTACTGGTCTTCCAGTATGATCTTCTAACATTACACATTTACCGCTAGCTCCAAGTGTGGAGCTAACAGCAGTTGTGAGTTTTGTTATACCTTTAAATACTTGTTCCCTAGCTTCGTCACCAAAGTTAAGGTTCTTGACTATTAAGTCTGACATAATTTAATTTAATTTAATTTGATTTATTTTATTTAAAAGTCTTAACGACTTGTGGTCCACGAATATGAGCTAATTTTTTCTCATAATGGTTAATAGAAGCATCTATTGCTGATTCAGCACCTTCCATTGTTTCGCGTCTCGTTACATCGATCCAACAATCTTCTTCTTTAGGATCAAGGTATTCTGTTTGGTAAAATCCATTTGGTAATTGTACAATTCTCCAGTTTTTCTTTTGAACTATGTGTTCCCAAATTTGTTTGGTTTCCTCCGTTATTTGTGGTTGACTACTCCACGAACTAGTCTGGTAATAAAATGTCATTGGTTTTGGTTTTTAATTTAACATTTGGTTATCGCTCTTCCCGAGCCGGGTATATCTCTATTATCACTGGTTTTACACCATTTTTACTTAAAATGTAGTTGCATCAAATATTCTATATTTTAATTTTATAGATATACTTATTACACCAGTTGGCAAAGCACCGTTTGACGCCTTGTGTAATGTAGTTGCTGTATTGGTTTTATAAGTTCTCGTCTGTAATGGAACATCTCTTGCGCAAAACCCATAACTTGGATTTACAGGTGTTCCTTGTGAGGCACTTAATATTTCATTTATTCTTGTTCCAGGTAGTGTAGATATTATAGCGGAGGCATTTGTATTACTTGCTTGTCTTACATCATAAGTTTGAGTACCACTCATAGATCCTGTTGCACTATACTTCACCATCCAATCAGATTCCGTAACTATAATTGCTTTGTTTGTTCCTGGTGCTGCTATTAAAGTATTTCCTAAAGTTGCGTTTAATTGAGCTCTTGTAAATGTCCATGTTCCTTCTTGTTCGCCTCTTACAACATTACCACTTGGATCAACAGCTAAAGTTGCTAATGTATCTTGAGATGGCGCTTGATTGTTTTGATTAGCATTTAAGCTTCCTGTTGTGGCAACTGATGTAGAAGTATATGGATCAAAAGCAATTTTTCCTTCTTTTACAGTAATTTGCCTTGCGCCTTTACTTACAAGACTTACTCCATTAGCACCATCAAATGAACCTAAACCTGTGTCATCATCACCAGCAACTGTATATTCAGCGACGTTGATTCCTTTAACTAAAAATCCACTTTCAGAATATAATTGGTTACTTGTAAAAGTAAGAGCAGAGGTAGATGATAGCGCTGAAGAACTACTCCAAAAAGGTACTCTATTAGTAGCACCTGAACCTGTGACAGTTCCTGTGTTTGTTGTATACCCAGCACCATTAGTTAACTGGTTATTGTTAGTAATATAATTTGCATTTGTAGCACCTGTATATCCAAGCGTAGCCAATGTAGTTGTAGCAGATGTTAAACCTGTAACATGCCCATATGTATCCAGCGTTACATCTTGTATGTACGTATTACCTGAATTGTTTACAGAACTTTGACTTGACGTATCCGCGTGTGATAGAGTTCCAGTTGAAGTTATTGTTCCACCCGTAAGTCCACCACCAGTTGCTACAGATGTTACACCTGCACTTGAACTTGTACCAGCACCAATAAGATTTCTTACTTCTGAAGCTGAAATACCACTAGCTAAAGATGGTGTAGATCCGTTTGTTGTTATAGCCGGTAAAGGCCCATCATAATTTAATGTAATGCTCTCATTAGTTGAGCTAAATGCTGAAGCAATATTTGTGCCTCCAACTATACTTAATGTTTCTCCATTACTAATAGTAAATGAAGAACCACCAACAGCAGCTGCTACACCAAAACCTGTCATAGTACCACTACCTGTACCTGCTCCGATTAAAGATCTTACTTCTGCGGCTGTAATACCGCTATTTAAACTTGGCGTAGAACCATTACTTAATATAGCTGGAGTACCAGTATCATTGACAACACCTAAGTTAGTTCTTGCACCAGATGCTGTGCTTGAACCTGTACCACCATTTGCTACAGAAAGATCAGTACCTGACCAATCTGAGTTACTAATAGCAAGTGTACCACCTAAAGTAATAGTACCTGTAGATGTTATTGTGCCTCCAGTTAATGTTAAACCATTTACTGATCCTGACGTGGCTACACTTGTAACACCTGAAACAACTGAGCTTGAAGCTGCTCCTATAAAAGTTCTAATAGCAGAAGGACTGCTACAATAGCGTGTATAATTATCTGTACTATTATTAACTCTAAAAGCAATTGCTCCAGATATAGTGCTTTGATTAGCATAAGTAGCTCTAAACAATCTTGCAGCTATATCAGCCGAACCATTTCTATAAGCAATAGTATTTGCCGCATCACTGGTTGAAGCGTTTGAAGTTACTGTAAATGTAGTGTTACCACTTTGATTTGCAGTTGCACTCATTGAACCACTTAAACCTAAACCACTTGTAGCACCATTAATTTGACCATTACCAACTGATGGCACTGAAGATGAAGTTATAAATCCAGCGTCATTGCTAAATATACTTAATCCTATTTCGTTAGCTGCCTTTCTACGTTCTGCACCAGAGTCTAACACTATAAACTCATCAGTTCCAGTCATAGCAGCTGTCATATCAGTAAGTTCTGATAAGTCTAAAGTAATTGTACCTGACGTTGTAAATGAACCGTCTAATCCAGTTCCAGTTCCTACAGATGTTACAGTACCCTGTGGATTACTAAATGAAGTAGTTAAAGTACCACCATCATTTTGTGTAAGTGTTAATGTTATTGTAGAAGAACCTGAATCACTAAATGCAGTAATTTGATTATTGTAAGCTTCAGCCCATTGTACTGAGTTACCTGTTTGAGCAGTTACGGTACCTCCTACAACTAAACTTGATCCATTAAAAGTTAAATCTGAATCACTTGTTAAATTTGATGAACTATTCCAATATGCTAATCTACCAGATGAACCACTACCTGTTACGTTACCAACTTGTGTATTATCTATCTTTTGCCAAGCATCTGTTGCTTGATCAGAGAATACAGCCCAATCTCCTACGGCCCAATCAGTAATACCATCTAAATTAGTAGATCCAGCTACTGAAACTATGTAGTATTCTCCTACTGTTCCTGATCCACTTGTTAATGTTGGTGAGTTTGTACTTGCGTTCCATACTCCATCATATTTTAATACTCCTGTTACGGCTGTATTAATAGCTGTTTGTATTTGTGCTCCTGTTGCTAAGTTAGAAGAGGAAGAACTTACCGCTCCTGTATTAGGTGTTAATGTTACAGTTGTACTACCACTTTTAGTTAATGTGTTACTATTACCAGAGTTTATTGTATTTACTTGACCAGTTGATCCTGTTGCTACGGCAGTTACTCTACCATATGCGTCTACCGAAATTGTATCTATTTTTGTACTGTTTGATGTAGATCCGTATGTTCCAGATCCAACACCACCAGTTGCCATGTTGATAGTAATTGTTTCATTACTACCTTGGTTAGTTGTAAAATTACCACCAGTTGTTAAGTTTGTACCTGCAGCTATAGTTATAGTTGCGTTGTTTACTGTAGGTAAAGATGATGAGGTTATATAACCAGCACTGTTAGAAAATATACTATTGCCTATTTCACCTGCGGCTTTTCTACGCTCGGCGCCTGAATCTAATACTATAAACTCATCGGTAGCAGTCATACCCGCTGTCATGTCTGTAAATTCAGATAAATCTAAGCTAAGTGAAGTAGCGCCAGCATCTAAACCAGCACCTAAACTTATTTCAGTTAAATCTAATGTAACAGCAAATGTAGAATTGCCAGATTGATTAGCTGTAAATGAAGCGCTACCGTCAAGACCTGTACTTGTGGTCATTGTAAGTGTTCCATTATTTACAGTTGGTAGTGATGCTGATGTTATATAACCAGCGTCATTTGGAAATAAATTATTAGGAACTAAGCTTGGTGGAACTTTAAATTGAGACGCATTTGATCGAGTTATCACAAACGAATCAGTTGATATCATGTCTCCTGTTGCCGCGGTTAATTCTGATAAATCAACATTTAAAGTTACAGAACCTGATGAACCACCACCATCTAATAAAGTTCCCGCATTTACAGCTGTTATATCACCAGTATTATTAGTAAATGGTAAGTCAGTTATAGCAAAAGATCTTGTTTCACCACCTGATGAAGAATCTGTACCAACCAATATTAAATCATCTATATCTGGAGTCCCTGTTCCACTTGGCGCATCAGCTATTAAACCTGATGTTCCATAGTCTACACTAACAGTTCCACTAGTTGTAAATGTTCCACCTGTTAACCCACTACCTGTAGCTACACTTGTAACTGTACCTTGTGGATTACTAAATGATGTGCTTAATGTTACTCCGCCTTGTAGGCCTATCGAAAGAGTTACAGTAGAACTACCAGAATCACTAAAACTATTTACAGAATTAGCGTATCCTGCATTCCACTGAGTGGACGTACCACCTGGAGCCGTTATAACACCGGTGGTATCTAACGTCCCGTTTATTGATTGATCACAATATAACTCTATTGCCATTTATATTTAGTTTATTTATTGATTAAATTTTATTAGATTATAATTATGCTATTACTTTAGTAATTAACACTCTTATATCTCCTGCTGGGAAACTACCTCCAGAAATAGCTACTGCGTTAGTAGAGGTTCTATCAACACAAGCATATATTGTTTCATAATTAGTAGCATTGTATAGTTGTACTATTACATCATAAGACCCTAAACTGTGTGTTACGGTTCCAAATGAAGTTATTGTTGCAGCGTATGAATTAGCATCGTGAGTTGCAGCTGCAAGATTTGCTACAGTTACAGCTTTGTTAGTAGCAGTACTTTTATCATATATTATAAGCTCATCATCAGTCGCAGGTGCTGCACCTAAATTTCCAAGGTTTACAACATCTAAACCAACAGTTACATCTGGACCACCAGGTGCTAATATATCAATACCTAATCTATTATTAGCTGTGGCTTCACTTACAGTTTCTATATCTCCTTGTGGTATTGATGGAAAAGTTTGAAGTGCACCTGTACCATCAACATATTGCGATGTTGTACCAGAACCTGTGACAGTAAATGTACCTGAACTTGTTATTGGTGAACCTGCAACGCTAAACGCTGAAGGCATAGATAACGCTACGCTTTCAACTGTACCATCATATTGATCATTGCTTGTTACTGTTAAAGTATTTCCTGAACGTGTAACTGTGCTTGTTCCAGAACCAACAATTAACACATCATCAGGACCACCAGAACCAGTTAATCTTACGCCAGCAGTACCGTTAGAAGAACCAACACCTGTTAAATCATAAGTATTTTGAGTGTCGCTTGGAGTTACCCAAGTACCATCTCCTCTTAGAAAAGTTGTATTAGCGCCTCCACTAGGTACAATACCCAATGTAGAACCGCCAGAATATATATCAGAAGATACCCAACCGTTTCCTGTAACGTTAAAATGCGCTGAGTTAAAACCAGCTACACCTTTTACAGTCGCACCATCAGTAGCACCTTGTCCAGCTATACTTTGTCCTGATTGAACAATAGTATAATCTGAAGCACTTGGTGTTGAATTTGCTGCGATTGCATTATTTGCAAATATTAAATCCCCAACTTCTACTACAGTTCCTAAGAATGAAGTGTTGTTTGAATCTGTTACAGCGTAGTAATCACCTTGATCTAAAGCTATGTTACTTCCGCCAGTTAAAGCTGGAGTATTAGTTATAGCGTTATATCCACCTTGAAATATTCCAACGCCTGCTGCTATTGCTTGTACTTGTGCTAAGTTAACACCATCTGTTCCAGCGGTACCAGTTTTTACATCTAATAGCTTGTTGTTTCCAAAATCAACATCTGCTTCAGCATCACCAAATTGGTTTAGATGTAAATTTGCTATTGTTATTTTTTCATTAGCACCTGACGAACTTACTCCAACTAAGAACTCGCTTGATGCCATCGCGGTAACTGTAGTTATTTCATTTAAATCAAGACTAAGCAACATTTGATTAGGACTACCACTTGAAGCAACAGTGTCTATTCCAGCTTTACTGCCTGTAGCTCCTCCAATATCTAATATTTCAGCTGAGCCAATAGTTGCTTGACCACTGTCACCTTGTATAACCCATCCAGAATAGTTATCTAATGGTAGACTACTAAGACTAATCTTTTTTACAGTATTACCATCACTTATGTCATTGAACAATATTTGATCACTAGTAGCTGGTGTACCTATAGCTCTTAAAGCTATAAAGTTATCAGAACCTACGTAGTCAACGCTTATTGTTGGTGTAGTTGCGGCTCCAGTCTCAATAAGACCATCTCCAGCTGTTATGTTAGTTAGCGGAGCAGTACCAGAAGAAGCAGCTGTTAAACGACCCTGTGCATCTACTGTTAAGGATGCATTTGTATAAGAACCCGCAGTTACAGCGGTGTCTGCTAAGTTGAAACTAATACTAGTTCCAGAGTTGCTTGTCACGATAGTACTATTGCCGCTTGTAAATGTTACCGTGGCACCGTTAACTACATCTGCTGAAGCTCCACCTCCACTACCTGATAATATCTCCCATGAAGTATAACCACCAGGAATAGTTGACCAAACATTGTCTTTACTTAAAAACCTGCCACTTGAATCTGTTCCGTCTGCAGCACTAAGATCTATAGTCCCAACTGTTACAGCACCTGTTGCTGATGTATTAACAGTACTTGCAGATATATATGTACCGTTAGCATTTGTAAAAGATTCTACACCTGAGCCAGAACCATCCATTTCTATCCATGCAGTTCCATTATAGAAATACATTGTTTTATCTCCAGCTGTTGTATCAAAGTACATTTGCCCCTCCACCGGTGATGCGGGTGCTGTTGCCAAAGGATCAATGACCGGCAATGTGATACTGTTCTTGTTCATTTCCAGATCAGAGCCATTCATTGCAATGGCGCAGTAATAGTTAATAGGCATAGTTTATTTTTTTATATTGTTAATTTAGTATTGACGACCCTGCTACTGTTTTATCAAAATCGACTGTTATAGTTGTTGCGTTAGTGTATGTTACACACCCTTTTATTTCGTTTGGCGGATTTGAGTTGTCAGTTAAAGTGACTGAAGGTTCTGCCTTACCTGTTGTATTGTTTATAACCCACTGTGTTGATGAGGTAAAATTTTGTTTTAAATTTACGTCACCACCTTGTATGTCAAAGTGTATTAATGTATATTGAGTTCCTTGTGGAGCAATAATTCCATTACCACCAATGTATGTTAATGTTGCTATATAGTACATTGGGTTTTGAGGATCTACAGTATAAGTATCTAAAGTATAATTACCAAATTGACTTATTTCATCTCCTTGACCTAATAATATAGGTTTAGTTGTTATATACTCTAAAAACTTAATAACGTTCTGGCCATTTATCTCGTTTACAGATATTCTTAACTCTGTTAAAGTACTAAGTTGCGTTCCAGATCCACCACCGCCAGTTTTAGATATAGTACCTATTCCACCGTTTTGCGTATCAGACCATTTAAATGACATTTGACCAGCTATATTAACTTTAGCATTAATATTTAGATAAGTAGCTACTGCTGATGCAGTGAATTGCTTTGTCTGTCTATTACCTGCATCGCTACCTATCCATGCGTCGTTGTCAGTAACTGTGGTATCAAACGGATACGAACTTATTCTTGCCATGCGTTATGTGAAGTTTACAATTCTATATAGAACAGACAATCTAATAGGTGAATTTCCCTGTGAGACTGTTACACCAGATGTTGCTGTTAAAGTAAAAGCTGTGTTTGGTTGGTAAACCATCTCATCATTGTTTGGAAAATCAAAAACAGTATACCTGTCTTGTGTAATATTTAATTCTGTTGAGCTATTAAGAGTATGAAAAGTGCTTACTGCTCCTAATTTAAAAGCGATAACATCGCTTAAACCCGGTGTTGCAAAATCATATACAGTGCCACCGTAGTCTAAAAACATTGCCAAGTTTAATATAGATGTTAATTGACCGGCACCGGCAGCAGGTATAATATCTATTGTCCCACCTCCGTTTAATGCTAGCATTTGATCAGCTGTAATTGTAAGGTCTTTTTGTCTCACAATAGACGTTGGTGCTAAATCAACTATTTGTTGAACAGAAAAATTTCTTGTTAAATTCTTTTTAGTACCATCTGATTGCTCAACGTTCATCTGCGTTCCTACCAGCATAGTGTTTGTAGCTGGTGTACCTTGTGGATATACTTGTAATTCTGCCATAATAGTTTGTTAGTTTCTTATACTATATATACTTACAGATAAAGTGAAATTTTTACAAGTGTGACACTAGCTAGTTACTTATATCTCTTAAAAGGCTAATGTCTTATTTCAAAAAATATTACAAATAGAGAGGTGTAGCGTCCCTACTCTCCTCTGATATTGTCGTTTTTTCAGTAAAATCGTTTCGGATTTGCCAGCCCCGGCGACTTTTTACCATGTTTTACGCATACTTTTAACATTTTTCCTAGATATACCATAATCATTCACCTTTTACAAACAAAATACTGTAGGCAACAGATAATATATACGAATAACAACTAATAATAACAACTATGTTTAAAAAAGAAAACTTACCTCAAACTATCGGTTTAACAATCACATTCTTATTCATCATTCCATGTCTAACTTGTGTAACTATCTCACTCATTCACTCATTATAATCATATGACACAATGACATGACAGTAAGTCACTGATAACTATGACAATATGTCTTAATGACAATATGACATCTATATGACATTATGACATGACGACCAGTACTTTCAACACATTACTAACAACTAAATAAATATACAACATTTACAGACAAAATACTACATCAAACAGATAATATAAATGTAACTAACAAATAATAATAACTTAATAAATAAACTATGCAAATTCTAAATTCAAAAAGATTCGTAATCAGAAAATCTCTAATCGGTAAAAATCAAACTATTACTGTCAACTTCAAAAACGGTAAAACTTGTACTTATAATCATGATAAAGTATTCGAAATTATGAAAAGTAAACTAGAAACTATGCCCTGTTTCATCAAGTATAAATCTTATACTTCATCAAATAACGTACCAGTTTCAGTAAGAAATGTAGTCGAAGTACAGTAAACTACATTTTCTAAATGGTGACTCACCGAACCAGAATGATACACAAACTGGTGAGATTTCAGGCGTAATGGTTAATAGTAGTTCGATTCTACTCACGTCTACAAACAAAATAATTTCTAATACAGATAATATAATAAAATGAAACGTATAAAATACATATCGCTCTTATCACTATGGCTACAAAGTAACCATGAAATACTACCAGTTCTTCCACAAGAATTACTCGATGAAGTGTATGTATTCCAACGCTTTCAAACTAAACTAATTAATAATCTTTAAAATAATAATACTATGAGCAATTTCTCTTACACATTACTAAAAATATCTTGGCGAGTATACGACAAGCATTACACTAAATTAACTGACGAGCAAAAGTCTAACGTACTAGATATCTACTATGATTTCTACTAAAATAATACAACTATGAAATATATAACTATACTAGATTTTTCAGAAGGTAAAGTATACCAATATGAAATACAAGATGACCAATATGAATCAACAGAAAGCTTAGAATCATTTATATGTAACAAAGGTTTTAACCTTGGTAACATTGAGTGGATGAGTCACTATGATAAAAAAATATACTAACTATGCAATATATACTAACTTGCCCTAACGGTAAACAAATAGATATGTCACACGATATACTATTACAAATGGAGAAAAAAATAACTAGACAAGATGTTCTTAACAGAATAGAGTTCTATAAATCAACTAATAAATAATACTATGCAATATAATGATTATCCAGCAGAGCAAATTGCTGCAAAACTAAAACAAGTCGAAGAGTTCGAAGCTAAGTTCGGTGAAAAACCCGCGAGTAAAGCTTGGCGTAAATGGTGTACTGATGCTAAATACAGACAAAACGAGTGGCAATTTCGTCAAAACGTAGCAAATAGTATTCAACCTAATATTGACTACAGATGAGAAAACATTCACATAATAAAATAATTAAAATAACTCGTGCTCAAATTGAATCAATAGAGCGACAGTATTGGACAAGATATAATAATGATTCATTAGAATCTATGTTGTATTACAAACAAAATAATATTACTAACAGATAATATAATAAAAAACTATGCAAACAATTAAATTCTTACCAAACAATCAAATTAAATTATCAAACAAAACTTACAAAGGCTATCATGTCGGCGAGTTACCACCTAAATTTGCTTTTATTTATAACGAAAGCAAAGACCAAGACGGTATTAGCTCTTGGTTTAACTACAAAGGTTTAACCTATGTCGAAAAAACTATCTTACCATGGTAGTTACTAACATGAAAGAACTGTGCGCTTATGCTAAAGCACAAAGAAAAATCAGAGCAGACGGGCATAGACGTCTAGTTCTCCATAACGGCACGTGTAGTGGACTCACCGATGCAGAGTACAATCGAGTACGATACAGGCAGAAATCTACATTCAGCAAAGCACGAAAGTTCACTCACAACCGTATGTGGCGAGAAACATCAAAGAAATTTACAACAGAACAATTAAAACAAATAAAAACCCTATGAGAGATTTAGAACAAGAAAATATGGACTGGAGACAGAGACGTATAGAACTAGTAGATATGTTCGCTAAACGTATGTTTATTGAGTATAATATTAAAGAAATGACTACTGAAAGACAGAAGAAAAATGGCACAAGACAATTTGTGTTACCTAACGGCGACCAACTTGCCTCGTACAAAACAGGCTATGTTAGAAGATGTAACTCAAGCGACAGAATATATCAACTAAACAAAGTATATAAGCGCGAAGAAAGATGGACAGTTGTACGAGATGGTAAACTAAAAACCTTAAAAGCCACGTGTTATGCTAGAGAATTAATACATGATCCGCTTGCGAGACTTATGTATATAATAGACTTTTGCAAAAGAAATTATAATATGAGAAACTTAACAATGTACTAATATGAGTAAAATGTCAGAACTAGATTTGATTGCACAAGGTGTAGCGGATCACTGCTGGGAAATACTATATGACAGTGTTGCTTGGCAAATAGCAGATCAGCCTGTAAACGGCGATGATTATAATGATCTACACAGTATGGTCATGGATAAAGCTATAGAATATCTTTACAAACAAAATAATATTACTAACAGATAATATATATGTAACAAATAAAATAAATAACTATGTATTGTAGATGTGGCAACAATGTGCACCCTGTGCGCTTAGAATTAGGATATAAAACATGTGTTTCATGTAGTACAACTCAAACGTACTCTTACGTACCTATTATCGAGCACAAAACAGGTAATACAATACAAATCGTTAGCCAAGAAGTAAGTGCATCAGTGCACAGAGCTTGGCGGCGTAAATAGCTAGTATCGAGTAGTAATGCGAGTGAGAATGCAAGTATAAAAGCGAATAAATAACAGGTTACCGAGTCCAAATGCTTTAACTAAAAACACTCAATAGTTATTACCCTAGCTTAGCTAGACGAGTAGCTTAATTAGATAAACATTGTTGTCAAGCGAAAGCATTGTTGTCAAGTTTATACATAAGTGAATAGCTAGCAATACCACCCTAACAGTAAATCGACGCCTTGGCTTCCTTAAGGTATCAGTTGTACAAAGCCAGTCGTAGTGACAGGTGGTATATGGGGGTGATATGGTTTTGACGTAGTAAAAAGCCTGCAAAGGAATTACTACGGAAGACAGTTCGATTCTGTCCACCTCCACTAATTTTTAAATACATAAACTATGAACAGAAAAAAAGTAATCGCATTAGCGTGCGTGCTATTTGTTGGCGGCTATATGGTCGGTGATAGAAATGGCAAACAAAAGAAAGTAAATGAGATCAAGCAAACAATGACAGAGCTAGAAATGGACTGGTATCATTGGCAAGATGTAGAAGCTATAATTGAAGACGAAGGTATTAATGGCTACTAATTTACAAACAAAATACAAACACTAACAGATAATATAATAAAAACAATGACAAGACTTACAATTTACGAAAGGCTAAAGCCTGAGATCAAAGAGGCATTACATTCCTCTGAAAACGACAAATACAAAGCTTCTATCGACAGTATAGTTGAAGCATTTTCAAGCACTACATTTTACAATGAATTAAAAATTAGTGACGTTAGCTCGTTATATACATTTTCCAACCTTGAATTTATGAAAGTTTCTGCATGGGATTTTAAATATGGTGATAACATTTTAATATCTAAAGACTATGAGTGATTCAGTAAAAAAATGGCATGAAATGCAAGAAGAAGAAAAATATAAAAATGATAAAAAAATGGTAAATAAAAAACTAATAACAGAAGAACTAATCGATGAAAGATTAGAAGCACGTGGTGTAAGATTTGATATTGAACACGATGAAGCTTTAAGAGTAATACAAAAACACTACGATTTTCAGCTAACAGATAACTGGAACAATACACCAGACTATAGTATATACTGTGAAACCACAGCTGATGGCTATGAAGTATGGGTAGCTACAAGTGGCGATGGCAGAAATATTTGTATCAACGAAGATGTATACTACTATGAAAGCGATCTTGGCGATGTTTTGTATCAAGCTATAACAGATGGTTATAACGATATGATATATGTAGATGATATAGATAGTCAATATGTAGAAGATGGTATTATGCAAGCTTGGGAAGATTATATAAATGATATGATACAAGAAGTTGAAGATGAGCTAATAGAAGAAGGTTACACTAAAGATGAAGAAGAATAATGGCAAATATGAGTTATTGTCGGTTTGAAAATACCGTTAGAGATATAAGAGATTGCATAAACGCTATTCAAGATGGCGAGTGCGATGAATTAAGCAGCTATGAAATAAGAGCGCTTAAAGAATTTAAAGAAATGGGTGATGAAATTAAATCACTTGATATTGATATTGACTTAATAATAGAAGAATATGAGCACTAGAAATTTAACAATGGTAGTACCTAGAGATATTTCATCTAAGTACGTTGATGGCTTTGCAATTAATCCATCTGAAATAGCTGACAATAGCTATGTAAATATGTATTTACATCATGACGGTTATCCTGAATGGCAAGGTGTAATGATAGCAAAATGGGTTAAACACATGCAAGACGATCAAGGTTTTACTAACTTTGGTGATCCGTCTAGAATAGCGTCTCATCTTGTTAAAGACTTTCACTATAACTCTCAGTATTTATACCCAAGTGTTGAAAGTATTGATCATCAATACACTTATATAATATGGACAGGTAAACCAGACGTTTGGGTTAGTTGTTACAATCAATATGAAGGTAAAAATGTATTTGTATTACCTATACATAAAATTATAGAGAAATATGAAAACCCTAAAACAGAATATAATAAATTTAGTATAAATGACTGAAAAAGAAATAGAACAAATATCACAGCGTGTTGCTGAGTTAGTTTTATCAGAGTTAATGTACCATGCGGATACATTTGTGATACCAACTAGCTCTAATAGTGAAGAAGATTTACTTGCAGAATTAGCTTCAACAATGACTCAACTAGATTTTGAGTTACAACGCGAAAACTATGAAAAATGCACAGAATTACAACAAAAAATAAAAATAATAGAAAATAAACTTAAAAATTATAAATAAATGATAAAACCAATGCTCGCATACAAAGTAGGCAATAAAGATGTCGACTGGTCCGAGAAAGTGTTTATGCAACCAAAACTAGACGGTGTAAGGTGCTTGATACAACTCGACGAAACAGGAAAAGTAATAGCTTATTCAAGAACAGGAAAACCTTGGCTCAATATAAGACATATACTAAAAGATCTTAAACCTTGGTTTGACATGCACCCTGATATGATACTTGACGGTGAATTGTACAACCATGATTTACGCGATGACTTCGAACAAATTATATCTCTAGTTAGAACTCAAAAACCAACTAGTTATATGCGTTCTAAAGCTAAAAAACTAGTGCAATTTCATTGTTATGATTATGCTCACGGCAATGAACCGTATTCACGTAGAATGTCTAACTTAAGTGTAAGTGACTTTTATTCTTATTGTGTTAGATACGTTCCAACATGGCAAGTTACATCTAACGGTCATGCTAACATGAAACACCAGAGTTTCTTAGAAAAAGGCTACGAAGGCTCTATATTACGTTTAGATGCTCCATATCAATGCAAGAGATCTTACAACTTGCAAAAATTCAAAGACTTTCATGATGCAGAAGCTGTTATTGTAGGTTACGAAGCAGGTAAAGGCAAACGTAAAGGTACACTAGGCAAGTTCTTAATGCAAGACGAAGAAGGTGTAGAGTTTGGTTGTCCTCCAGGTAAAGGATTTACTTACAAAGATCTAGCTAAAATTCAAGATAATATTCACGATTACATAGGTGAAGTTGCTACTTTCACGTACTTCGAACGTACTAAATCAGGTAACTACAGACACCCAATGTTTAAATGTTTACGCAACTATGAGTAAGTTAATATACCAATTATATAACGACAACATGATAAGCGAAGAAGTAGTACACTTATTATTAGATGCTCATTATAACAGAATAAGCAAACGAAGATACTAATGAATATATTTTATTTAGACTCAGACCCTATAAAAGCTGCGCAGATACAATACAACAAGCACGTGGTTAAAATGATCTTAGAATCAGCCCAAATGCTTTGTACGGCACATCATCATTATGCAGAAGAATGCAATTATGATAATGATTACGTACCTTACAAGAAAGCGCATTATAATCACCCGTCAACTATATGGTGTAGGCAAAACAGTAAACAATACTACTGGTTGTTTCATCATATGTTGGCGCTAGGCAACGAATATACTAAGCGTTACAAAAAGACACATTTAAGTATAAAAAAATGTTTTGATGCACTAAAAAATTGTCCTGTTGGCATGCCGTTAGGCGGTGAATTTAACGAGCCTCCACAGTGTATGCCTGAACAATATAAGGTTCCAGGTTGTAGCATTACAGCTTATTGGAATTATTATGAGCAAGAAAAGTATACAATAGCCGCAAAAGATGAACAATTAATATTTAGACCAGATGACAAGAAGAAAATTATACAAACATTTAGTTGAAACAGATGTTTTTAACACAAGAACTAAAATTAAAAATTTTATTAAACCAAGGGTGACAAAAGCCCGTAAAGGTATTAAAGTAAATAGCTAATGTCACAAGACAGAAACATAAAATGGTTAAATGATCGTAGAATAAATTACAGGAAAGATCCTGTTAATGATAAACCTACGATCGAAACCTCATTGTATAGTTACTATGAAGATGGTACATATGAATGTTATCATTTGTTTCGTAGTAAAGCAAAGATTACAACATATAAATCTTTGAAGTGGCATTTTTATGTTTTATATTATCTTAATCAAGATAGAGGTTTATTACCTACGCATGTATATGAATTTATAGCTAACAAAGAAAATGGTTTTGTAACATTTTTTATAAGTGATAAAAAGCTACAAGCTATGATAGATGATGTGTTTAAAAATGGTGGCGAACCACCTGTAAACAAAATACGTAAGATAATATTTAAAGACTATAGCGGATTAACTGCTAACGAAAAGATGAGTATCGTTGGCAAGCTTATCGGTAGATCTAGTCGTGTAGATGGTGAAGCAATTTATCAATGCATGCTAGATCTAAACGATATGGGTAAAACAATAACATGGGGTAGAATAGCTGGTTTATTAAACTGTTCTACTAGAACTATACAACGTAATTTAAACGATTGTTTAAGAAAAGAAAAAGCAATATTAAATCAAGAAATATGATTAAAGATTTTAACGAATGGATGGCAAGTATAGGTAATATATACTACGCTGATAACGAACTAATGTCACAAGCATTTGAAAAGCTAGAAAAATATGAAAAAATATAACATACAAAACTACATAAGATATAAAAACGATGTAAAGACTTCTATAGCAAACATGGAAGGTTTAACATGGAATGAATACAGTAGAGATCAACTCATCGTTAAGTTTATGCCTCTTGTAGAAAACCTAGCGCGTAAGTTTTCAACTACACAACAAGCGTCAGGTGTTTTAAGTATTAATGACTTACTTCAAATAGGTAACGAAGGCTTAATTAAAGCTGTAGATAAGCTTGACTGGGAAATGTTAAATGAATCAGAAGATATAGAGAAAACATTAAAATCATTTTTTAGTAAAAGAATTAAAGGTAATATTAGACGTAGAATTGATATGGCTCGCGGCGATATGCGTATACCAGAGCATAAGCTAAATGAAATACGTAAAAACCCTAAAGATAAAAAAATGGTTGAACTGTTTTTTAACTCTGTATTTTTAAGTATTGACGCTCAAGTTACAAACGATGACGAAGAGAATATGATGTATCAAATAGCCGACAAATCAGAACCTTACAATATACAGTTACTTAACGTATATCTAAAAGGTTTAATGCAAAAATATTTAAACTATAATGAGTATGAAGCATTAAGACTAAGCTACGGTTTAGATTGTAATAAGCACTCTGCAAGAGAAATAGCTGATCATTTAAAAATAAATGGTGTCAGCGCTTATGTACGTGTTTCTGAACTAAAAAAACAAGCTGTACAAAAACTAATAGACAATGTAGATCACTCGCAAGTACTTGATATAGTGTAAGTTAAGTAGAGTGAAAAATGTAAACAAACAATTAAACATGTAATTATAATAATAAGCAATTTAAACACAAACGAATGACTATAAACGAAAAATTAGCGACAATTCAAACAAAGTTCAAATCGAAAAAAAGTAGATTTAACTCCTTCGGCAAGTACAACTTCAGATCAGCCGAAGACATCCTAGAAGCAACAAAACCCTTTTTATTAGAATTAGGAGTATCGGTAACGATTAATGAAGAACTAATCGATAACCACAATATGCCTATAATGCAAACAACTGCAACTGTATCCGATGGCGAAAATGCTATACAAGCTACAGCTATAGTTGGTGTAGACTTAAATCAAAAAGGCATGCAAACACCTCAGCAATTTGGTTCAGCATCTTCGTATGCTAAAAAATACGCATTAGGTAATTTATTCTTAATTGATGATACTGCAGATAGTGACGCTACAAATGATCATGGCAAAAAGAAATTTACGCCAAAAAAACCAACTTTAACCTCAACAAAAGATCCAGCTTTTAGTAAAGCCCAGGACTACATAAAAGCAGGTGGTAAAGTATCGGCTATTAAAGCCAAGTATGCTCTTTCTCAAGAAGTAGAAGGCGCACTAAATACACTATAATATGAACAAAGAAAAAGCAATTGAAAAGCTACGTGATGACGAGCATTATTATGGATCTTTCGGTAAGAAATATCTAAGTAATTCTGACATCAGTACTTTGCTTACAAATCCTTTGGCTTTAGGAAAGCAGCAAGCACCGCGACCTGCTTTTCTAGTTGGCGGATATTTTCACACAGCTATATTAGAGCCAGAAAAGCTTAATAAGTTTAAGATAATAGAAGCAACAACTAGAAATACTAAAGCATACAAAGAGATATCAGGTGGCGAACTATGTTTATTGCAACACGAAGTTGATACAATAGAGTTAATGACAGAAAAAATGTTAGCTAATGATATATGTAAAGGCTTGATACGTGATACAAACACAGAATATGAAACACCAGGTATAACAGAGCTTGAAGGTCAACTATGGAAAGGTAAGGCAGATATAATAAACCACAATGAAAAGCTGATCATTGATTTAAAGACGACAGCAGATCTTAATAAATTTAGATATTCAGCATCCAAGTACAATTACGATAGTCAAGCTTATATTTATAGTAAACTATTTGGTTATGAAATGATTTTTATTGTTATAGATAAAAATACACATCAAATAGGTATATTTGACTGCTCACCAGAATTTTACGAACGTGGTAAGGACAAAGTCGAAAGAGCAGTACAGGCTTATGAGTTATTTTATAAGTCTGAAGGCTTTGATCCTACACAATATTTTATTAACAAAACCCTTTAATTATGGCAAGAACCAGAAAAAACCAAACAAAAATTTGTACAGTAACAGGAATTGAAACTAATGTAAATAATTTTTACACAGGACAAAACCACGTTAAAGCAGTAGATAACATGCGTAGAAATACAAACGCTACTAAAGACCAAATGCAAAGAATGTTTAATCAAATAAATAATTACGTATAATATGGCTAGTATAATTAAATGTAGTATAAACCTTACTAACATAGATAAATCAAAAGTTATCGATGGTAAGAAAGGTAAGTACTTGCCAATTACTATAACCTTAAATGACGAGCCGGATCAATTCGGTAATCAAGGACCTGTGGTAATTGCACAGACAAAAGAAGAACGTGAAGCTAAAGTAGCTAAAACGTACTTAGGTAATGTTCAAGTTGTATGGACGAACGGTGATAATGTTGCCGCAGCTCCAAGACAAGACCAACCAAAAGCAGCGCCGGCTGCAGCACCGGCAGATGATTTACCATTTTAATTAAATTAAATGCAGACAACAGAGATCAATGGATTCTTGATTGATGATTTCAATCAATATAAGCTTGAAGAGGGTAAGAAACAGGGTATATGCCCTTTATGTTCTCATGATAGAAAACCTAAAAATCAAAAGGCAAAATGTGCGTCTTATGATTGGGAACGTGGTCTCGGAACTTGTCATAATTGTAACACTTCATTTCAGTTACATAGTTATCAACGTAAAGGAGCTAGTGAAAAAGAATACGCTAGACCTGTACAACCAGATCCTGAATATCCGGAACTAGCAGATGACAAAGTATTGAAATGGTTTGAAACTAGAGGAATATCACCAGAGACCTTGCTTGACTGTAAAGTTACTCAAGGCTCTGAGTATATGCCTCAGACCGGTAAAACCGAGAACGCTATAAAGTTCAACTATTTCATGGGTGATCAACTTATTAATATTAAGTATCGCGATGGTAGAAAAAACTTTAAATTATATAAGGGTGCTGAAAAAGTATTCTATAATATAAATAGCATAGTAGGTTATGATCATTGTATTATAACCGAAGGTGAAATGGATGTGTTAGCACTACATGAGGCCGGTATACCTAACAGTATATCAGTACCTAATGGTGCAACATTAAATTCAAACAATCTTGATTACCTTGATAATTGTATAGATTATTTTGAAGATAAAGAAAAAGTAATATTAGCTGTTGACTCAGATGAAGCAGGTCAAGCACTACAATCAGAATTAGTCCGTAGACTTGGAGCTGAAGTTTGTTATCTAGCGTCGTTTGATGATTGTAAAGATGCTAATGAATACCTTTTAAAACATGGAAAACAAAAACTGGCAGAGCGTATTTCTCAATCACGACCAGTACCGCTTGAAAACGTTACAACCTTTAAAGACATCGAAGACGAAGTTACAGACTTTGTACGCAACGGTTTTAAGAAAGGATATCAAGTCGGCTTGGAAAACTTTGATGACATATTTAGCACGTATACTGGTCAGTTTATTACTGTCACTGGTATTCCGTCTTCTGGGAAGTCAGATTTTGTCGATCAAATGGTTGTTGGCTATAACAAAAACTATGGCTGGAAAACGGCGTTCGCTAGTCCGGAAAATGTACCGACTTACCTTCACGCACACAAGTTAATGCGTAAGGTTTGGCAAGGTATGCCAACTGTAGATGATATACATGGAGATAGATGGAATAAAGTAGCTAATCATTGTAACAATAACTTTTTTCATATTGATATGGAACGTTATACACTTGAGTCTGTGCTTCGCAAAGGCGCTGAGCTTGTTAAACGTAAAGGTATTAAATGTTTAGTTATAGATCCATTTAACAAAGTCAGAGATGTAGACTGTAAAAGTGAAGACGTTAATAGATACACAATGGAGTATCTAACTAAAATAGAAATATTTGCTAAAAAGTTTGACGTACTTGTTTTTATAGTAGCACATCCAACTAAAATGTATAAAGACAAAGACGGTAAGATTGAAGAGCCTACAATGTATAACATTAAAGGCGGTGGTGAATGGTATGATGCTAGTTATCATGGTTTGTTAGTACATAGAGACTATGAAGCTAAAACAGTTAAAGCTAAAGTTTTAAAAGTTAAGTTTCAAAATTTAGGTCAAAACGGAGCTGAAGCTCATTTTAAATGGGAGCCAAAGTCAGGTTGTTTTATACCGCATGAAGAAATAGATATAGGCGTAGAGAAAATGCCTTGGGAATAAATGGCTTGGAAAAAGAGTAAGATTAACATGGGTAAGTATAATGCTACAGGGCATGAACTAAAAGCATATAGATGGTGTATACGTAATAAAATATACATTGCACCAAAAGCTATTAACGATGCTAAATGGTCTATAGTTATAACAAACAATGGCAGAACCTATGAAGATCCTAGTCATTATATTAGAGATTTAATATGGGAAAAGATTTACGAATACTATAAATATTATTATGAAAAACACATATCAAAACGCTAATGAAGCATATGAATCTGTACTTGATAACATTATAATTGAAGGTATAGATTTTGGAGACACTAAAGCTGTATTTAACTGTGGCTTTTATATTATAGATCCGCTAGATAATTATATATCAAACAAACAGCGTAACTGGAGTTTAAAGTATGCTGAAGCTGAATGGCAATGGTATTTGTCTGGTGATCCTAGCATTGATAAGCTTGGTGAGCTGTATGGCAAAATACCGCCAATATGGGAGCGAATGGCTGACGGCGATAGAAAAGTAAACTCTAACTATGGTTATCAATGGAAACGAAGTTGTCAAATAGATTATGTTTGCGCTAAATTAAAAACAAATAAAAATACTAGACATGCAGCGATAAGTATATACGATGGTAAAGAATATGATAAATATAAGAAAGACACGCCATGTACGTACGCAGTTCAGTTTACAATTATAAACGATAAGCTTTGTATGTCTGTCTACATGCGTTCTAATGACATCTGGTACGGTTTCTGTAATGATCAGTATCAATTTTCATCATTACAAAAACTAATAGCTAGACGTCTTAATTTAGAAATAGGCTGGTATTACCATCACGCACATAACATGCATTTGTATAACAATAAACTATAAAAAATATGTATTATTTATACCACATACCAGGTAAAAAGATCGGTGTTACACGTAATCTTAATACACGGGTTACCCTTATGCAAGGTTATAAGGAGAATGAGTATGAAGTTCTTGAACAGTCAGACGATATAGAGTATATATCAGACCGTGAAATAGAACTTCAAAAGTCTTACGGCTATAAAGTCGACAGAAAATTATATAAAAACTTATTTAATAAAATGAAAATAAACGCAACAGAACAAACCTCAACATTCCCTGTACCTCTTAATAAATTAAAAGGTAGATTAAGCGATAATATAGGTTTAAATTGGAAAACAAGTTTTGGCCAGTTTGAAATAACAAAAGAAAACATACCGTGGATAATGGCTAACGCGAAAGAATCTATGTACAACAACAATAGATCTTATATTTATAATAAAGCTTTTTATGAAGCATTTTTTAACCCAGTACATACGCCTGATGCAACAATAGAAAGATTTGATTTAATACGTAGTTGGGCTGCAGAAAGAGGTATATATCAAACAGGTAATTCACACACGCAGTATGTTAAACTCATAGAAGAAGCTGGTGAGCTTGCTCAAGCAATATTAAAACAAGACAAACCTGAAATACAAGACGCTATAGGTGATATGGTCGTTGTATTAACTAACCTAGCTTATCAAGAAGGCTTTGAAATTGAAGACTGTATTGACGCTGCTTACACAGAGATAGCAGCAAGAACAGGTAAAATGATTAACGGAACTTTTGTAAAAGATGCAGATTAAAACACAAGATAAGATAGTACAAAACGTACTAAGGAAGATGGACGAACGTAGCTTAATAGGTCAAAAGAAATATGGAGCTACAATGATGCAAGAGATCGAAGGTCAAAAAAAAGATCTTAGCAGATTTATTGTTGATGTACAAGAAGAATTAATGGACGCAATACTATACTTAGAATCAGCTAGACATTGTTTACAAGATGAAATAGAAGAAGCTATGCTTAATAGAATGAATATTGTAGGCCAAAACGGTAACGATGGTTTACACTATCACGACATAGAAATAAATGAAGAAGAAATCTTATAAAAGAAAAAAAGGCCCAGTTCAGTCGAAGAAGATCTCATATGATGGGATCAACTTCGCGTCTGGTCTTGAGCGTTATATGTATATGGCTTTACGCAAAGCTAAAATAACTGCTTTATATGAGGGTCAAACATTTGAGTTGTCAGAGTCTTTTGATTTTCCATTTGAGTCATATGAAAGATGTGGTAATGGTAAAGGAGATTACAAAAACAGAGGTAACAAAAAAATACTTAATATAAAATATACACCAGACTTTGTAGGTAAGGGTTTTATAATTGAAACTAAAGGTAGAGCTAATGAATCGTTTCCGTTACGTTGGAAATTATTTAAAAAACTTATTACTGAAAGACGATTAGGACCACTTACATTATATAAACCACAAAATCATAAGGAATGCGACGAGACAGTAAGGTTAATCCTTTCGAAGCTAAAAGATTAGCTAGAAAAAAGTATGCTGAACGGCAAATAGATAAATGGTGGAAATGGAGCTGGGAAGTTAGAAACAAAGTTAAATTTAAAGAATTAGTAGAAATACAAGATAAATATGGAATCAAAGCAGAATAAAAACTGGAGTTTATCAGTAGGTACATATCCAGGTGTATTATTAGGAGCAAGAACTTATGATGAAAAAGATCAAATAACACATGTATTATATATACCTTTTATTGACATAGCATTAGAAATTTTTAAATAAATGGGATTATTTGATGAGCGCATAGCGTACAAACCATTTGAATATCCTGAATACTACAATGAAGGTTGGTTAAAACAAGCACAAGCATTTTGGTTACACACTGAGATCTCAATGCAAAGCGATATAAAAGATTGGAATGAAAGACTTAACGAAAAAGAAAAACACCTTGTCGGGAACATACTTCTTGGCTTCGCGCAAACGGAATGCGCGGTATCAGACTATTGGACCCAAAACGTCGTATCGTGGTTTCCTAAACACGAAATAAGACAAATGGCTATGATGTTTGGCTCACAGGAAACTGTGCATGCCGTAGCATATAGTTACTTAAATGAAACTTTAAAGCTAGAAGACTATGAAGCATTTTTACATGAACCAGCAACGTCTGCTAGATTTGATAATTTGGTTGCTTACGACGGTAATAATCCTGTGGGTATTGCGAAAAGCTTGGCTGTATTTTCAGCCTTCGCTGAAGGAGTTAGTCTGTATAGTGCTTTTGCAGTGTTGTATAGTTTTCAGCTTCGAAATTTACTTAAGGGTATCGGGCAACAAATGAAATGGTCAGTAAGAGATGAATCACTACATAGTAAAATGGGTTGCAAGCTATATCGCGATATGTGCAGTGAAAACGATCAATTACTGCATTTATGTAGAGAAGATATAATTAAAGCTGCTGAAACAATGGTTAATCTTGAAAGTAGCTATATTGACAAAATGTTTGAAGCTGGAGACATTGAGGGTATATCAGCTAATGATTTAAAACAATTTATAAAAAAGAGAGCAAATGAAAAACTTGTGGAACTTGGTTATGTTGACCTTGGATCGTATTTCGCGTATGACACTAAAGCAGCAGCTAATCTTGATTGGTTTTATCATCTTACCGGGGGCATTACCCATACTGATTTTTTTGCTATTCGTCCAACGGACTATAGTAAAGCTAACGAAGGGGAAGACTTCGAAGATATCTGGTAAGATAAATATAACTGAACAAGATATATACAACGATCTAAACTGGACAGGTGTAAGAGACTTTGTAAAAAAAGAAAACTTAAAATGAAAGAAAACAAATTAATAGAAATGAAAAATAAAGTTGATGCAATGGCTAGAGTTATGCAACAGCTTATAACTGAAATACAATTTACTAGAGAAGTAGCTGTAGGTTCTTTAGAAACAATTAAAAAAATGCCAGGATATGACGAAGCGTTGGAGCAACTTAAAAATGAAGTTACTGAAAAACCTAGTGAGACAGAAAAGGTTGAGTCCGTGGAAACGGATAGCAACTAGAGTAGGTTATATGGGTGCTGGCTTTGTGATGGCAGGCCAATGGACATTAGAGCCTATATTATTTATTATAGGCTTTATATGTGTAATAATACAAGTGTCATCAAGAAAACAATGGAATTTAGTAGCTTTAAATTTAAATGGTTTAATAGCTTGGATCAAACATTTTATAATTTAAATATGTGGAACAATGAGTGGATTAAAGGAGAAGACTACCCAAAGTGGGGAGATACTGAAGTGTATAAAAAAACAATATCTGGTGGGTATTTACTACAAGATGAAACTCCACGTGATGCTTATATGCGTGTGGCTAAAACTGTTGCTAGACGATTATATAAACCCGAAATGGCAGAAAGGTTTTTTGATTACATTTGGAATGGTTGGCTTTGTTTGGCTAGTCCTGTGTTGTCCAATACAGGTACTGATCGCGGTTTACCTATTAGCTGTTTTGGTATCGATGTGGCTGATTCTATACAAGACATTGGGCAAAAAAACTTAGAGATGATGCTACTCGCTAAGCACGGCGGTGGAGTAGGTATCGGTATAAATCAAATAAGACCCGCCGGCGCTAAAATAACAGGTAATGGAACAAGTGATGGAGTTGTGCCGTTTTGTAAAATATACGACTCAACTATACTTGCCACTAATCAAGGATCTGTCCGACGAGGAGCAGCATCGGTTAATATTAATATTGATCACGCCGATTTCGAAGAGTGGCTTGAAATACGTGAACCCAAAGGAGACGTCAATCGTCAATCGCTCAACTTGCACCAGTGTGCTATTGTCGGCGATAAATTCATGCGAAGACTTGAAGCTGGAGATAAACAAGCAAGAAAACGTTGGGGAAAACTTCTTCAAAAACGTAAAGCTACTGGAGAACCTTATATCCTATTTAAAGGGAACACAAATAAAAATAACCCCAAAGCGTACAAAGACAATGGTCTCAAAGTACACATGACAAACATATGCTCAGAGATCACGTTACACACTGATGAAAACCACAGTTTTGTATGTTGTTTATCATCATTAAATCTAGCAAAATATGAAGAGTGGAAAGGTACAAACCTTATTTACGACAGTATATGGTTCCTTGATGGAGTCATGGAAGAGTTTATACAACGAGCTAAAGGCTTACGAGGCTTTGAAAACGCGGTTAGGTCAGCTACGAAAGGAAGAGCGCTTGGCTTGGGAGTTTTGGGCTGGCACACGTACTTACAAGAAAAAGGTATATCGTTCGAAGGTTTACTTGCTCAGTTTGAAACTAGGAAAATATTTAGTCAAATTAAAATTGAAAGTGAAAGGGCTAGTATGGCACTTGCAGAAACTTATGGAGAACCTTTATGGTGTTCTGGAACTGGTATGCGTAATACTCATTTACGCGCTGTGGCTCCCACTGTTTCTAATAGCAAGCTTAGTGGCAATGTTTCGCCGGGTATAGAACCTTGGGCAGCAAATGTTTTTACAGAGCAGACGGCTAAAGGAACCTTTATACGTAAGAATCCTACTTTATTGAAACTATTAAGAAAACTTAAAATAAATAATAATGAAACGTGGGATAAAATCATGGCTGATGGTGGTAGTGTGCAAAATATTATTGAGCTTGATGATGTTGTGTTGGCACACGAAACACCCGCAAAGGAGGTATTTAAAACTTTTAAGGAGATTAATCAACTAGAATTAGTTAATCAAGCTGGACTAAGACAGCAATATGTAGATCAGTCGGTTAGTTTAAACTTAGCTTTTCCTAGCGTAGCAACACCAAAGTGGATTAACAAGGTTCATTTTGAAGCATGGAAAAAAGGTGTTAAAACCTTATATTACACGAGGACAGAATCTGTCTTGCGTGGAGATATTGCACAGCAAGC